ACCGCTAATCTTACTCAGATATAAATCATCATCTGGATCGCTTTGGTCATTATTGGGGTTGTAAGAATTGAGTGTGGATCCAACAATAAAGGTTGGAATAACCTCAGATGCACCACTAGAAGAAACAACAGCACTGGTTAGAGAAGTTGTTGTACTAAACGTTAGAGCTTCACCTGCCTTGAATGAACCATTATTTCTAAGCATTACGGTTATCTGGTTGGTAGACTGAACAACCTTAAGAACTCTTCCACTACCACCCTTCAAACCAGCAACTTCTGAAGTTGTTGAATTTGTAGTGGAGTCTACAGTTTCACCGACAACTGGATAACTACCAGCATTACCAGTGAGAGTAAATTGGAATACTCTGTATAGTTCTAGAATTTGATTCTGACGACCATATCTGCTTTCCCCGCCCTCAGGATTTTCAACCCTATTGCTGATGGTTTTTACAGAACTTGTCTTGATATCGACTAATGGTGATAAGTTATCAACCTTAGAAGATAGCATTAGTTTATAGACTAGTGAGTTATCTAGATTGTTGTAAAGTTCGTTTACTCTAGATGCAACGACTTTTTGATTGATAAAGAAGTGTTCTTGACCAATAAAAGTCTTTTCGTAGTTACTCTGTGAATAAGACGTGTAGTTAACAGGACCATTATCAACAGGAATGATATTGGTAGTCTTGACCATAGAATCAAGTTTTGTATCTGTAAAATCTAATGCTCTGATTTGGGCATATAGTTTTTCGTATTTTCTATTGGTAGAAATTAATCCAGACGCTCCACCACCAAACACAGCAGAACTTGATTCGGATGGAGAAATAATATCAAAAGTATCTACACCAGAGTTCTTAACTTGGAAAAGAGTAGTATTTAAGGTTGATGCTGGAATTCCTCCAGTAGTTTCTAAGTCTTTGAAGAAGACATAAGAGTTTCCACCATCTTCAAATCCATGATCTCTATGAGTTACTCTTGCATAGTAATTGTTGCCTCTAAATCTTTGAAGAGTTGCGCTACTGTCTGCACTGGTATCAGTTTGGACAGGATTTAAATACATGGTTTCGTATCCACCATCTTCATTAGTGAGAAGTAACTCTCCAGTTCTACTGATATCAAACTTTGCTCTGTTTAGTTGGAATTTAACATCTTCTTTTAGATCTTCAGTCCAACTATCAACGTTTTGAGATTTGAACAAAGAACCTAGTCCAGCCTGAGAAACTACAGTACCAGAACCAGATGTTGCTCCAACTTCAGATGCCCAAACTTCGTAATCTGTAGAATCAGTTTCTACAACCAATGCGTACTCTTCTTCATTCTGAAGATATACAGGATTCTTAAACTCAAAATATGTTGGGACAGATCCATTATCATCTTGATCTGTATTTGTAGCGACTCCCATTTGTACTGCTGGTGTATCAATTTCTAGGAATGTCTTAACAGCAGCACCAGAGTTGCTCGTTCCTGTACCATTAATGACTACAGAAGGAGCACTTGTATAACCAGATCCAGAAATAGATATTTCAGAAGTAAATACCTTTCCTCCAGAAACTCTGAGGGATCCAGTTGCTGTTGTACCACCAGGAAGTTGAGGACTTTCAATGGTCATACTAGCACTATCATAATTAGATCCAGTATTAATAACCTGAATATCAGAAACCTTACCAGAATCTCTAGCAATGGTTACAGTGATATCTGTATTATCTGTGTTGTTCTTTAGAGTTACTGATGGCAGTTCCAGAGTTTCATTTGCTCTAAATGAAACGCCATTGTTATTAGATAACACTAGTGTATAAACTTGGTCTGCAGATAAAGGAATTTCATTAGTGCTTCCAGGCAGCACTTCAGTATTTGTTCTATCAAAAACTTTACTTACGGGACCAGACGCTCCAGAAATATTACCAGTTGCAGTCTCATTGACTTCAATAGTAGTCTCAGATGAGACATAAATTTTGATTCTGGTTTGAGGAGAAATTGTTACCTCGGACCCAGGTAACACATACTTTCCAGGTTTACCACTAACAGTATTAGTCAAGTAAACTCTAATAGGAACAGAGTCATCTTTCTTATTGAAGTAAAGATTTGTTCCCGTAACAAAACAACCACCTTCTAAGTTCTCTACCTTAAATGTTTGTGCTAGAGGACTTGGATTCTTCTCTGCTTGTGTATCAACATCAACAATTTGTCTTCCCTCATTTGTTTTGAGATAAGCAGGACGTGTAGATACAACACTACCAGGATTTCTTGGAACAATACCAGTAGGATAATACTTAACTTCGGTGTAAGTATCTACTGTATCTTTAGAAGCATCGCTAGAGCTAGAAGTGAATCTAATTGTCTTCTCTCCAGATGTGAACTGAAGTTCCTCTGCACTTGTATCATATTGTGTGTTATACAAATAGTTATTCCAAGTGCTTCCCTCAATAGGAGGATGCCCATTAGGAATAAGAATCATACCACTGGCGTTACCATTATCGTCTGTAGTAATTGCAGATCCAAAAGTAGACAAGGAGTTGCAAGCAATTCCTGTGAATCTAAGATCAGGATTTGTCCATCTACTAATATCTCTTCCCTCTAAGAAAGGATAAATTCTAGTATTTGGCTTCATTCTGCGAATGACGAATTTAATTTGCTTAGATCTAACAAATTGTTGTAAAGACGTAGAAACTGAAGATTCGCCAACAGTCTTGGTTTGTAGTCCTTGACCTGTTTCGTGGTTTTGAGTGCTCATGTTGGACGAACTACCAACACTAGCAATCTTAACGGTGGATGATACTTGATCACTATTAATATCAGATAGGGAACCAATATTAAAGAAATTCTGATCGGATCCAATCCAGTTAACAGCATATGAATTATAAATGCTGGAGTATGCTTCTCTAACATTTTCTTTTGCTAAGAAAATGGTATAGAGTTGGGTGTTATTATCAGATACCAAGGGAGCATCGGTATTTTCATACCAAGAATCAATAGGTGCATCCAGAGAAGCATCTCCAACGTATTGAACCACAACAAATGGATTTGGGTTCACAACTTTTGTTGCATACTGATTTTCGATCAGAGTGAGATTAGTATATGGAAGAGTAACATAATCTCCAGTTCTCTGATAACCAGCTACAAGTCTTTCATCTTCTGTAGTGCTAACCTCAGCAAGATCAAAAGAATCTTCTCTTGCCTGAGGTCTCAATACAGACTGTTTAGTGTCGATAGCACACTTATAGTCGATAGAAGATACATTACCAGTTTTGTGAGTTTCAAAATTATCAACGACAAAACCAGACTTGAATCTTTCAAGACCAATTTCATCCTTGATCTGCATATTAAGTGCTTGCTGTTCAAGAACACTTAACAAGGTGTAGTATTCTAATCTCTCAACTCTCTTCTCAAGCTTACCAATGTCTCTCATTGTGTAACGCTTGTTATCTACAGAAATGATTCTTACATCTTTAGATGTAGTTGTATATGCAGGAATGTACATATAAGACAATGCAATCGCATCATCGACCATTGCTGGTTTGGATGGGTTGAGAGAAGAATTACCTTCCTTAATAACAAACTCTCCTTTCTTGTTTAGGAAAAGTCCATCAATTCTGTCTAGATATTGACTTTGGGAGAATGAAATTGTCCAAGGAATATTTTTGTCCGAAGCAGGAGTAGAGGAAGGAATACCACCATCACCAGTAAACTCATTAAATAGTGCTTCTGCAAACGTAGATTTATCTTGGAATCCAGTAACAGTTGAGTCGGTATCGACTTTTGGTCTGAAATCAATAACGTCTCTCAGATTTACAGTACCAAATACAGCAGAGTTAAATTGTGGAATTTCTGCAGCAGAAACACCTGCTTCATGTAGATATGAATCTACTACACAGAAGTCTCCCTGAGAATGCTCAAAATAGTCAAACGATACTAAGATTTGTCCAGTTGGATTATCGTATCCTGGTTTTAGGACAAGTCTGGATACATCATACAAAGTATCTCTTTGTCCATTATCAAATGAGAATCTATTGGTGATATCGGTTCCACTGATTAGATTTCCTGCACTATCAATTGTAGGAGCAGCAGTTGTGGATCCCTCATAAATGTAATTAACTTTGTATGCGTCAGAATATGAGGTTGTCTTAATTTCACTAGCGTCTTGATCTTGTCCTCTTAAAGGAAGAACTCTATCTCCAGATGGATTGATAACAATTTTCTTCCCTTTTATTGCTGTCTTAATTCTTGGTCTTGCTTTAGAAACTTTGAGGGTTGCAGTTAACTTGATTGTTGGATATGAAGATCCTCCAGATAGAGCACCAAAATAGTTGTCTGGTAGAGTAATTCTGACGCTACCAGCAGTTAGTCCAGATGTACTATCTGTAGATGTTAAAACTTCAACCGATGTTGGTGGTACATAGACAACATCTCCAGTTTCAACTGAAGTAGCATTTCCTTTTGCTAAGATTGTTAGTAGGAAGTTTTCTTCACTAAATGGTACAAAAGTTTCTGTACCAAACTCAAGGTTTGCTGTAAATGTTAGGTTACCGCCAGCGGCAGATGAATTCAAGACAAAATCTTTTCTGCGATAGAATACAATATCCGAATCATCGGAAGACTTTACAAGAGATTTGATTTGCTTACTTCCAGTTGGGAAGATAAGACTAGACTTTCCAGAGTTAGCAATCTTTGGTCTTACTCTTCTAATAGAGGTAGAGATGCAATTTGCTGGTAGTAGAGAATCTAGATAAATTCTTGTCTTCTTTGCTCCTTCAGGAATGGTAGCTTGCTGTACTAAAGAAGTAATTAAATTGTTATCTTCATCTGAATA